CAAACGAACTGCTTTGTCTAAAGCATTATTGTCATCACTACCATATACCAAATCACCAACATACTTAATAGGACCTACTTCTGCCACAAGTTTATTAGATTCTTTTAATAATGGTAATTTTTTCTTACTGATTTCGGTTAGTTCTTTTTGGGTATCTTGAATTTGTTTATCAAGTCGATTGTTTGCCGTTGATGGATCTTTGGCTCGTGCCAACAAATAATCTAATCTATCTTTGGTAATTTTCTCTTGTTGATTTAATGTTTTGACTTCTACATTATTGGCGCCCGCATCAAGTGTGGAATCAATATGTGCTTTGGCCAAGAAACCAAAAATACCCATACTTGTAATCATCATCAAAACAATCACTGCGGTTGTCAAGTATGTTTTCAATAAAAGTGGGCAGGTCTTCCAATTACGATATAACCATGATGCAGTAACCAGTTTACTGGCTTCAAGAACTCCGCCCATAAAGACGATTGGCCAAAACGCACCAGTAAAGATTGCTGCCAATCCGATTACCGAATAGTAGGCAGCAATACCAGATAATGCCAAGGCACATAAAAATGTTAAGTAAATCATGAGAAGAAATCCTCCAGACTGCTTATTTTCTCTGTTGTCCATCCCATACAATCAAGAATGACTTTGATGGGTTCAATAAATGACTTTTCAAATTGTAAATCATAATCGATATAATTGTCAAGCCCAAACTCTTTTGGTAATCTACCAGGAAAAGAAATAACGGTATTCTTAAAATGATTTGGTGTTTTAAGATAACTATACTTCAACTTCTCACCTTCTAGAATCAAAGGATACTTTTTGGTTAATCCTTTTTCTTTGAGATAATGATTATAAAGAATGGCGCCCTTAACATGAATTGGAGTACCAAGTTTATACAATGTCACCGAATCATAATATTTAGCCAAACCATTACAACCTCTTGGTGAAGAAATATCTTCTGGTGGTAATGCCTTGAATTCTTCTTTAAAGTCCTCAATAAATTTGTGTACATCATCTTCTGTGCCGGTTACAAGAAGTTTAATCAAATCATACATCTTAATACGAATGACAGATGGTGTTGAAGATTTAACCATTTCAAGACCCATGACTTTGAGTTGTGGTTCTTTGTATTGCACACCTTCATTATTATACACATTCAGAATATATCTTTTCTTTGCAGTCCAAATTCCTACATTAGAAAGACCTTCACGTTTCATTTCCATCTTTTGAGCATATGCACAAACATACTCTGCAAGCTCCTGATAACTTTTGTCAATAAAAGGTTGAATTTTATCTTCACAAATACGGTCCATGATGGAGATAACTTTTGAAGTTTCAGTCTTTGTTTTAACAATGCTATCAACCAATGGACCAAGGTTGAGATAAATCGAATCTGTATCTGACGCAATAACATAATCTTTCTCACTTTTTAATATCCTGTTCATCCACTCATTAAGTTTAGCTTCAATCCAACGAATACTTAACTGGCCAGCGGTCGTAACACCAAGAGCCATACGCAAATCATAAAATCTGAAATACTGAGAGCCAAGAGCGCCGTAAGCAGAATTAAGTGATACTTTCTTTGCCAACTGGATGTTATTATACTTTGCAATACGTTTTTCAATTTCATATTTTTTAGATTCGTCAGTTTCATTTTCATATTCTTGCTTTGCGGCCAACATCATGTTCTTAAACTTCTTACGGTCTGTATACATTTCTTCCATCATCTTAGGTAAGAAACCTTGTTTGACAGTAGAAAAGAATTGGCTATTAGGAGTTAGTGTTGCACCTTTAAGTCTTGTTAAATCAACTTTCTTAGCCAACATCTTATTAACATCAACGCCTTGTTCCAGAATGTCACGCATTTCATCTGTGTAATCTTCAGGTTCAATCAGAGTTTCAGGACTAATATTATATTGCATCATCAAGTGAGGATACAAACTATTCAAGTCAAACGATGCCACCCAATCATGCTTGCCTACTTGAACCTCTTTAACATAAGCACCTTCAAACATACCATCTTTGTGTTTAGTGATACGAGGCGGTACAATGATATTCTTCTCATACAAGTAAGCATAAGTCAAAGAATCCCACATACGAGTTTGAGCAAAGACATCTTCAAAGTTTGTTTTAGTGTCATAAGCAAGAGTTACTGCCAGTTCAAGCAGTTTCAACTTATCTTCTAATTTGATAATGAGTTCAACGTCTTTAATGTTATACTCAATAAACTTTTGAAAGTTCAATCGATACAGAGAGTGTAGATTGTCATACTCATCATATGAAATCTTGCCTTCACCTAATTCAACTTGAGCAATAGCATCAAGACGATAACTCTCTTGTGACTTACCGCCAGGAGCATACCATTTGTATAGTTCGATGTAGTCTAGTGATTCAACGCCAAGTAGACCATAAGCAATCATCTCTCGGCCATTGATTATAGTCTTTCTTTCAGAAATAAAATTCCAAGGTGACAACTTCTTAGTTTCTGGTTCACCGAGAATCTTACGGAATCGATTGATGAGATAAGGTATATCAAAAAACTTTGTATTCCATCCTGTAATGATATCAGGATACTTGTCTTTCCAAAATGCCATGAATTGTTTGCAAAGAGAATACTCATCTTTACAACGAACATAAACTTCATTACCTTGTACTTCATACTCACCACAGGCAAATACAAAAGGAGTTTGATTTAGAAATTTGATACAGATAGCGGTGATTGGTTCGTTTGCTTTGTATGGGTCAGGAAATCCATTCTCTGAACCAACCTCAATATCGATTACGGCAATCTGAACCTTATCATAATCATAGTCGACCATGCCACGATGTTGTTCGGCGATATAAGCATATTCAAATCGTGTTTGACCATAGATTACTGGAGAACCTGGCACTCCATCAAATTGCTTGATGTAGTCTCTAGCAGCACGAAGGTCACCAAAGACTTTTTGGTCAAGTGGTAGACCATCTAATGAAGAATAAACACCTTGTGGGTTTTTACGAGAAGGAAGATATAATGAAGGAGAATAATCAACTTTCTCCCTCACTACCTGACCATCACGAATGCCTCGATAGAGAATACTGTTACCGAAACTTTGTACATTAGTATAGAAATTGCTCAATTTAGCCTGTAATCAATGATTTTTGTGGAGGAACGATAATACCAGCACCAAAGATTTGTTTATAATTACTAATAAAATCTTCAGCAGGAACATAAGAGTATACTACACTACGCTTAGGTAAGGCAATAGTGGCATCTTTCTTTTGTTCAGCATGAAGCGGGAATGGGGCCAGTCCAACACTAGGTTGACCATCTTTACCACGAACTACAGCAATACCAACTGGATTACTTAATACATATTCGGTTTCAGATTCCGATTCAATTTCACTCAGAACCTCTTCTCCTGTTAGCAATTTCAACACTTTAATGTCCATTTTTTTCTCCTATTAATATTGGTATAAATATACCATGGATTGATACTTATATTGATGCTTTGTTGATTATATACGATTAACCAACGATTGTCAATACAAATATGGATTTTTTTAGATTAGTTGCCGAATTAGGCTTTCCTATTGCCGCAGCCATGGCTGCCGGATACTTTGTGTTCTTGACCTTGAAATTTATCTTGGCTGGAGTCACTTCTTCTGTCAAGTCTTTGAGTGGTATTATTACCGCACTAGACAATCGTGTTAAAACAATGAACCATGATGTTATCAGAATTGATACACTAATGTCAAGTGCTATGGGTGTTAAACCGGACATCGACCGTATTGCACGGGCTGATGGTAAAAATGATGCTAGAAAGGACTGAAAATGCCGTTATATAAAGATTTGGATGATATAGAAGATATTGCCATTAATTTTTGGGATGCTGCCAGATTGGCTGCTACGGAATTAATTAATATTGAACCAGAATTGGCTAAAGAAATTATAGACTGCTCTGAAAAATTTATTAAGATAGCTCGTGCAAAAATGCAAGAAGTCGCTTAATGGATCCAGTAGAATTAGTTAATAAGTATGGTTTTCCTATTGTTGCCGCTGGCGGCATGGGTTACCTTATATTTTATGTGTGGAAATGGGCAACACAAGAAATTAAGCCCGTTTTAAGTGAAGCTAGTAATGTTTTAATTGCTTTGATTGACCGTGTTAGGATGTTAGATAATGATTTGATTAGATTGAATCAAAAGCTAAACATCGTATTGATGTTACGGGAAATTAAGGATGAAGATAAACAAGATACTAAAAAGTCTAGTTCTAGCGTTATTAAGTAGTTCCGCTTTTGCTACAACTATTGCTGATTACCAGTTTAAGAGTCCTTCTTTAAATGGTAATGGGTACGGCGCATTTCAAATGGCATTGGAAAATGAGCAATATGCTCGTTCACAGGCTATTCTTCAAGCTATGGAAGCTGCAAAGCAACAAGCAAAAGCAGATGCCGCCAATACACCAATCAATCAATTTCTAACAAACTTAGAATCCCGTATTTACGCTCAAATTTCACAGAACTTGGCAACTGCCATGTTTGCTGGTGGTTCATCTACTTCAGGTCAAATGAACTTTCAAGGTAACACAATATTTTGGACTAATACAGGTACAAATATTCAATTACAAGTAACCGATAATGTCGGTAATATGACCACAATTAATGTGCCACTTGGCTCATTTAATATTACAGGAAGTGGTCCATGAAAAAATTATTGTTAATACTATCAGTTCTTATTCTTTCTGGTTGTGCTATTTCACAAAAAGCCGGCCAAATGGTTGGCGTTGAACATGAGCCAAAAGTATTAGAGAACAAATTACAAAAAGAGTTCGATGAAATTCCACCACCATCTAAAGGCAGATTGGTTGTAGCAGTTTATCAATTCACAGATAAAACAGGACAACGTAAAGCTATTCCTGGTATCGCATCATTTAGTACCGCAGTTACACAAGGTGCTGATGCCTTATTGATTCGTTCATTACAAGATGTTGGTCATGGTAGATGGTTTGATGTAGTTGAGCGTGGTAACATTGATGCTCTTACTAAAGAACGTTTAATCATTACACAGATGCGACAAGCATATGAAGGTCCGCAAGCACAAAAATTAATGCCTTTAACTTTTGCTGGTATTATACTTGAAGGTGGTATTATTGGTTACGATACAGGTTTAGAATCAGGCGGATTAGGTTATAACTTTTTAGGTATTGGTCCAACAACACAATACAGTAAAGATATTATTACTGTTAGTTTAAGAGCAATATCAGTTAATACAGGTAAAGTATTGGCAACTGTAACAGTTACAAAGATTGTTTATAGTACAGCAGATGCTATAGCAATTTTTAAAAGTATCGAACCAGGTGGAATAGGAAGTATGATATCACAGATTGGTGCACCCAACAATGGGTCGGTAAGTCCAACTGCGGCCATCTTTCAGTTTGAATCTGGTTTGACAATCAATGAGGCAACAACTATAGCATTAAAGACAACAATTGAAGCAAGTGTGGTTGAATTAATTAAAGAAGGACAAAGAAAAGGTGTTTGGGATTATGGTACAATCATGGAAGCACAACCTAATCCAACCATCTCAGCAACGCCGAGTATTCCATTGGGTATGTCTAGTAAAAAAGACACGCCAGCGGATGTGGCAGCCAAGATGGGAGTAGTAAAACAATAAGGAAAAGAAATGAAAAAGAGCTTAAAAGGCGCTGGCGGATTGTCGAGAAAATTATCCGCAATTCTAATGACAGCTGTAATGCTGTTGTCGGGACTGGCAGTAGCCGGAGATAATACCATTTATATCAATCAGTCAGGAAGCAATTCGACTATTGGTGTAACACAAAATGGTGCAGGTAATGCCGTAGAAGGAGTTCAGACTACTGGTTCAAGTGCAACTACGCCGGCAGTAATCAATGGCAATAGCAATCAAGTTACTGTTAATCAAGTTGGTACAGGTGATACTTTACAACTAGGTATTCAGACTACTGTTGCGAATGGTATTTCAAATGGTAACAATTATAGTTATTCTATTACAGGTAGCAACTCTACTGCTGTCATCAATAGTAACAATGATGGTTCTGGAACAAGTGCAAGCAACAATGTTAATGTA